CTTTAGAAAAGATGTATGTCCCCCCTCTCTTGTAACTTGAATTGAATAAGTTGCTGTTGTAGTTTGCATCAATTAGTGGGGAAGTTTTTGCAGACAGCATCACATAGCATACGAATTACATCATCTTTATATTCGACTTCTCCAAAGTTTGATTCAATAATGTTTTCAATGTCCTCCATTAGTTGTTCTCTTTGTGATAGCATTTCGAGTTGATTGTTCATTTGAAGAGTGTGAAGATAAGTCTTGATTAGTGACATAATCACCAACGAGTTTGAATCAGTGCAGAATTGAAAAGTTGTGGTTCTAGGTGCATATCAGTCACTTCATACTTGTAACCCTCAACACGACTCTCAACCTCTTTTTCAAACATACATTTGTTGATATAAGACTTAGATTGCGTTTTGCCGCAGAATGTAACCGTCTTATACATTAGACGCTCGCTGATAGTTCCATCAGAATACTTGACGGGGTAGAAGTCAACAACCATGTGAGCGCCGTTTGCTGTGAGTTGCATCGAGTTGAATCCGTTTCTTTGACTCTTTAACTATACACGATTTTGGGCGCAGCACAACCGGAGTTGTGCCACTACCTCAACTGTCACCAGACAGGATTGACTCCTATTACTTTTGCTCTAGGATTGCGTGCGGTTGCTGTTTCTTTTGCATCACGATGTGAAGTGGCATAAACTTCCTCTGTGAAAACTTTGCCACCGACGTACAACTTAACTTCCCATTTCATAATGTCAATTAGCGAATGTAAAGGAATGAACCGTAAGGATCTACGATCTCAGGGTTATCAACTAAAGATTCAAGAAAGAATCGGATACCCTTAGCAGGTGCTTTGAATGATGCTGGTTTGTAACATGCACCAGACTCTTTGTCGATGAACATGAACACACCATTATTGTTGAAACTGCCATCAGCATAAACCCTGAATTGATTCAGTTTGATATATTTTTTGCCTACACTATATTCCAACTTAGAATATGAACTATGTCCAGATTCAGTTGCATTAACTTTCCATTGATTATTGACGACTTCAAGCAAACATTCAGTGAGATATTCTGTTTTGAATTGTGGAGCACAGAAGGTCATAATAAAATTTTTGTGATGAATGTTGGAATAAATTGCGTTCAGAAAGGGTTGCTCCAGGACTCATACTTTTTCATGGTGATGTAACCCTCACGGCAAAGTTCATCAGTAAAGATTCCCCATGCCTCACGCTTGGCAACAAGATCTGTTGATCCACTTACCTTCCAATTGTAACGAAACTGCTCCAGTGCTTGTGCTTTGGTGGTGGTTCGCATCGGGTTGAATTCCTTTGACTCTTTTAATATACACGATTTTGGTGCCCTGTGGGGGAATGGTGGACACCTTACCAACTGTCACCCGTGGTTTTCCATAAACTCGTCAAGAGTGTAACCTTCTCCGGTTGATGTTTCTTCGATTAATTCTTCAATAGTGAGTGATTCCATCTCTTTACGATATTCTTCTGGTGTTGGATCTTGTGGGTCATAGTCATCATGGCAGAGGTAATCCCATTCATGAACAAGTGCATCAATCAGTTGTTCTTTGGTATAGTCAGACATTTGCGAATCTCCCGTTGTTGAAGTTTGCATGTGAGAACTGTTCACGATTGACTAACTTGAACATACCATATTGATTGATACCAACATAACCCTCACCACGACATTGACGGTTGCCGATGTATGCTTTAGGACCGTTATTACGGCAAAGGAAAAGCATATCCTCTTTGATAGATTTGATGAGAAACCAGTAACTAATCAAACGAGAGTTGTTGAATGTTTCTGGCACAACTTCACGACCCTCACGAATACACTTGTTCAGTGCTACTTTAAGTTCTGCTGCCTCTTTCTTGTCGGCAAAGGTTACCAACTGAGACATTTGTCGTGCGAAACCAACAATCTCAGAAAAATCTTCATCAATCTGCCAACACTCAGGTTGAACAAACTTACACGACTCAGTATCTTCAAAGATCTCCATATCTACCATGTCATTGATAACATAGGCATCCTTCATGTCACCGTCAGTCGCATACAATGTGTGAGGTGCGATGACAATGTTCTGATCAATTACTTCATCAAAGACGTAAGTAATCGTATTGGGGCAAAAAGTATCATCACCCCCAAACCCAATAAAATCACCTTGAATAATCCCGTCGAAAGAAGGAAGACAATCAAAGCAATGGTGTAGTATGTTAGCAACAACCCCAGAATGATTGCGATCAATGTCATCATGCGTTTCATTGATTTTGATCTTTACTTTGTTGAAGACAGATTTAGTACCGACAAAGAAATTGCCGGTGGCAGGATTAGTGCCCCACACGATAGCAGGAGCACCATCAATTTTCACGGAAAGATCACACTCAGTAAGGAACCAATCAAGGACAGAAAGATCACCCGTCAGAATAGAATCTTCAGGGTGCTCAAGGTGTGTGTTTTTCATACTGATAGTATGGCACGAAACAAGGGACAAATCAAGCGATAGTGGACAGTTCGCTCACTGGTACACGGCAATCAGTTCGCTTGCTTTCTTTCTGCTATTTTTGTTTGCAGCGATGAACCTTGACACCTGAATCGAATGAATTTCTGCATTTTTGTAAAGTTGTCTACTAACGTCAGTATCATGGTTGCTAATGATAACTTTAGCACCACGATTAGCAAGAGATTCTGCTAACTCTGCCAACTGCACTTGTTGGTCATATGTAAACCCTTCCTTTGCATAGTTTGCAAAGTTGGCAGTGTCTGAAGCAGGAACATATGGTGGGTCAAAGTAAACTACATCACCAGACTCAATGTTTTCATAGAGTGCAGAATCTTCAAACGATGTTGACATGAACCGATGCTTTTTCTGTAGGAAGTACATCCTAAATTGCATCATTTCATTTACGGGACACTTTGGATTCTTCATTTTACCAAAGGGAACATTAAACCCACCTTTGGAGTTGTATCTAGTCAGACCATTGAAACAATGGCGGTTGATATACACAAACATGCGAGAGCGTTCTAGTGAATCAGTGGACCGATTGAACAGGTCTCGCATCTCATTGTATGTTTCTCGATTATTACCTTCATAAAAAAGTTCTTGACAATACTTAATAAAATTATCATCATTTCTATCTGTTACATGCCAATAAAGATTGATGAGGTCACTGTTAATGTCATTCAGAACATATTCATCGGCAGACACATTTAGTGCGACTGCCATACTACCACCAAACGGTTCAATATACCTCTTTGGATCACCAATAATAGGAGACAATTCGGGCAGGACTCTAAACTTATTGCCTGCCCATTTCAAAAATGGTTTTTTCATTTAAGTAATTTAACAGATTTTATGTTAGTTGTCAATCACATAACTTCGTTAAGATAAGTTTCCCAGAGTTCAAATTTAGTGAGAAACTCATCAAAATTAAGGACAGTCACGTTAGGAGTGTGCATCCAAGTATCAAAAACACCGTTGCGATAAGCATCATCATGTTTCCAACCTGGACCTGCTAACACAACAAAAGCAGCTTCATATCCATACTCAAAGCAAGCATGTTGAAGACACATTTGCTCGTAAGGAATTTTTTCCTCAGCAGTACCAGCAACATCCTGATACTTAAGGGAAATAATGGTTGACTGATCAACAACTAAATCAGTGTTGTGAGCACCACCAGTGGGGCGGAGACCGATGTTAACTTGCTCTTCTACATTGATACCGGCACGACTCAACAGGTACTCACAGAAGTGCTCAAAGTCCTTGCCAGTCTTGTCAGTTCTGCGGGATGCGTGGGTTGCCATGGGTTGATCGATTTCCTTTGACTCTTTAATAATACACGAAAACCATCCCCTGTGGGGGGATAGTGTGTAGGTTGTTCAACTGTCACTCACCATAGTTTTCTCTCCCAATAGTTTGCCGTAGATTTTACCCCAGAACATTTGCGTGTTCTTGTCATCAGAGGACTTTAACTCTCTTAAAACTATCTTACAAAGTTCTGTGAGTTCTTCTTCTTTCCAATTAGGGTCATTATTTCCCCAGACTTCTGTTACTTTCATCGGCGGATCTCACTGATGGCAGGTTGTCCCTGATTGAAGACTACATCAACAACTGCCTGAACTTTCTTGGCAGTGCTGATACCAACTCTGTCATAAGTTGGGATGCAGACTAAACCAAATGTCTTCTCAGTGCTGCCGAGTCTGATAACTCGTCCAATACTTTGCGAGATACCAATGTAGTCCATGTTACGCATAAAAATAACTGCTTCAAGTCCACTCACGTTGATACCTTCGGACAGAATACTGTGATGCAGAACAACAAACTTTTTCTCAGGATCCTTGCCCCAAGTGTTCAACGTGTTGAAGAACTCTTCACGATTGACTTTCTGTCCGTCAATGATTGCACCAGTCTTAGATGTGATAGTCATCCAAGAATATCCACGTTGATACAACTCAGCACAGAAGTCAGAATAAGTCAGAAGATTGATAATCTGCTTTGTTGTACGCGCACAGACCAAAGTCTTGTCGATGTTGTTGTCATCAATCGTTTCCAAGAGATTGTCACAATCATCAGCATACATCACCTTGCGACCTTTGATCAAAGGCAGTTGCTTCACTACAACTTTGGGAGGAAGAATGTAACCACCTTCAACCAACTCAGGTGCAGGAATGTTAGCAAGAACTTGACCATAAACAGACCAATTCATGCCTGGTTTAGTAGCAGCAAGAGAATGTTTAGGGGTTGCAGTGTAGAAATAGCAACGATCTGCGTTCTTGATGTCTGCAAAGTATTCAGTAGCAGGGAAGAAGTTCTTCTTCACGGAATTATGTGCTTCGTCAAAGTAAATGTTATTCACCTCAATATCTGCCTCCATGATACGATGGAGCGAATTGTAGGTGGTGAAGATGATACAATTCTCACCCATAGTGCGAGCACAGTTTGCAAACAAATGAATTTTGTCTGCTTTAGTTGTGCTGACGTGATGCGTTTCACCACTGTGAACGTGCATCACATGCAAATAAGGATCATCAATCACCTCCATAAATTCAGAACAAAGTTGTTCTGCCAACAGAATACGAGGAGCAACAACAACAGTTGTCACACCATTGTTACAACGATCCATAGACGATTGCGCGTCCATAATCATAGTCAAGGTTTTACCACCACCAGTGGGAACAATCACCTGACCTTTGTTGTAGTTTTGCAGACGGTTGATGATGCGTTCCTGATGTGGACGAAGGGTGATCATGCGTGTTCTGTTGATGTATATACTATAACGCACAGAGAGACCCCTAGGAGACTCTCTGTGCCACTTACTCAATCGTCTGCGTCTTCTTTAACCTCTTCTACTTTCTTTGCCACCTTTGGACCTTTCTGAACGCGATCAACCTCATAAAACCATGCAACACGTTCTCGTCGTGCTTGCATCAACATATCATATTGAGTCTGTTGATCTTTAGTGTACGTGAAGTTCTGCACCCTCCAAGTATCACGAAGTTCCTTAAGATGCGGAAGCACGTTGACAGTCTCAGTTGGAAAATTCATATTCAAACAGTGTAATCGGTGTTGGAGAATTCGTCAAGTTGGATGTTCATTTTTGAGTCATTTTCTTCGAGTTCTGTGATATCGAAGATTTCACCTGGCATGTCCTGAATCTCACTCCAAAAATCGTCCATGTGTTTCATTTGTTTGACTCTGTTAATATACACGGGATTGGTGTCCTGTGGGAGATTAGTGGACAGTTATTTGAGTGTCCACTGCTTTCAGGTTTTTCTTTACATGTTCTTCCCAGAACACTGCGTCTTCAATCTTAAGGAAGTTTGCAGAATGTTTTGCGAATCCCTTTTTCTTCGGTTTTAGATAGTTCACTCGGTACATCATGCCAATGTCTAATTACTCCAGAAACAATAACCATATTAGTAGTGAGCAGACTGACAAATATGATGCTACGAATGATAGCAACATAATTGTCATAAGGTTTTGTTTTATCATCACTGAAACTCCCTAATGAATACTTCCATATCTGCCAAAGTTTTACCATACTTATTCTTTCTCGTATGAACATATTCTAATTCTTTCCAAAACCACGGATGGCAGAGTAAGAGAGTATGAATATATTTGTGCTTTTCATTCTTTGTATATTCACAATTAGGTTTAGGTTTGATACCTGTTTCAATTGTAATATACAGGTCATCAGCAAAATACACCCAACCTTTATGAACTAAATCACCTCTATTCCAAATGACATAATCATCTACCTGTGGTTTATACTTCATGAGTACAATGCTGCCTCTAACGGATTTAGGTTAAGTTGCATCGCAGTATATGGACGAGTATCACGAACACATACTTCTTTACCTATCTTATTAGAGTTGATGGGGGCATGGTAAGTGTACGTAGTGCCTCTCTTTGTTGTTTTTGTTTTACAAAATCCCCAGATTGTGCTAACAGGATCACTACTATAAGAGTAAGTTGACTGATGCAAAAGCCAAATAGAAACCACATTTCGCTTGAACTCGCGAACATAGTAGGAGTATCCTTCTGGTGCTGTGTGTGGAAATCCATCAGGCAGTGAGAGGTTCATCAGGGACACTAATAAGAGAGGAATCTGGGTATATTGTACTGGCAATATACTGTGCAAGTGATTGAGTAGGTGACACTACATCAATTGTCACAGTATATTCATAAATGTCATCACCTGGCGTATCTTGCATTGGTAGTTCTACATGAACACGCCAAACATATCCCTTCTCAAGTAGTTTGGGATAGTCCATTACTATGTCAGGTTGCATCTTTCTTCACCTCTTTCTTTGGTTCATATGGATGTGCAGGTTTATGTTCCCTGTCCATAGGTAAGGATCCAGTCAAATCTCTACGAGATTGATTACTGATGATGATAAACGCATCTTTATTATACTTACGCACACCGAAAGGTGTTGCCCACTTTTTGTTGTAGTCTTCACCTTGATGGATGCCACTAACAACAGTGCCACCAATCTCCACGACTACATCATCATAACAATCCCACCCCAAAGTAGCAATCACATCAGACAAATTACCAGACACAGTTTTCATAACTGCTGCTGCTTTGCGATTAGCGATGACACTTTCGTCCATCACATCTTCTTCTACATCAAGTTTACCATTCATGTTGTAAATTCCTCTACGATTTTAGACTCAAGATCTTCTGCAAGAGCATAAGTGCGTGCATTTTGTATGTTATGACGAAGTTGTGGATAGTGCTCCACATTAAACTCCTGATCTCTTTGGGTAATCAAGTCAAAACATTCGTTCTCATCTTCGGCAATTACATTCCATAGACCACCATATTCAGATTGAGGAAATGGAATGAAATGTTCAACAAGATAGAAAAATTTGGTCATTGTCTCCGATGAATTACTCTCTAATTGTATCATGAAAAGAAGAACTCTTCAAGGTAGTAATCAACAGTTACCTCAAGTTCTGCTGCCTCCCGTTCAATCTTAGACCAAAAATCTTCAGCAAGATTTTCGTAATACTTTTTTTCTTGGTCGGTCATAGTGAAATGAATACCTTGTTAATATACACAAAATTGAAGTGGAATGGGAGATATGTGGTCAGTTCAACCACCGTCCACCTGACATCCTACCATGGCACCACCAACAATGCCAGTAGGAATAGACCAAATCCAGTTTTCTTTCTTAGAAAGAACACCACCTAATGCACCACCTAACAATCCTCCGGCAACTGTTCCCTCTGCACAGGAATTGTCATCATGACGACCCACGTTGGGATGTGGGTCTTCATATCTAGGGAAAGAATTAGGAGTAGACTGAGGCATATATTGTGGTCTTTCACAGGCAACTCGCACTCTCTTATGATACTTCTTTACATATCCAGGGTTTTTACTGGTTCCAGGAACATATTCCTCTCTATATTCTTTCCTAAAACATTTTTCTTCTTCAGCATAACCACCTCTAGACCTATATCCTGTTGCAGGTCCACCAGCAAGGACAGGTGCAGATGTGACACTAATCAATAGTGCTGCAAGTGCTAGTTTCATGGAATTTATTTAACTGCTAATAATTTATATCAAAAAAAGACCCCTGTCAAGGGGTGTTGTGACAGTTACTTATCTGTCCTAAATTCTTTTTGGTATGCTGTGACTGCATAATCACGATACTTCTGGAATTGAGGGACTAAGTATTCATATGCCTGATTGAGGTCTTCCCTGAGTTTATTCCACTCATATTGGTGGATCTGCCAGCGAACCTTTATGTCTTCAATATATTGCTGACGAGAAATAATAACATCGGGTGCTTTTACTTCAGTCGCAACAGGTTGAGAAACAGTAGAAGGTTTCTTGCGAGCACGGGGCATAGAGACTTGGTTGACTACCCACCTAATATGGCACAAAAAAAGAAGGGTCGCAACCCTTCTTGTGACACTATTCAGATTGTCTTGCCTTTCGTACAAGATACTCTGCAAAATCTTCCATCTTATCAGGATGTATTGCCCTAATACCATACTCCTCTACCGCAACTTTCATAGAATCAATTTCATTTTGATTCAATTCTGCATTCTTTGGTAGAGTCATTGGCAATCTCCTGGTATGTGTGAACATCCTAACACGAATGTCGCACATTATCTATAAATTTAAGATTCTCTTCAGAGTCTTTTAATAAACCTTCATCATTAATATATTCTGAATAAGAATTGATAACATCTTCTGAGTTCCAAAAGTCTTCCCAATCTTTTTCAGTTGCTTCACTAATCATTTTGTGTCTCCTGCTTCCTTAACTTCTTCTCTGCTTTGATGCGTTTCTTCACCAATTTGGCAAATCTTACATCTTCCGCAGTATACCAGTCAGGATGCTTCTTTGCACGTTTAATGATAATTTTTGCTGCTTTTTTGTCCTCCATAGAACATATTGTAACTGTATGTTGCTATTTATCCAATGACATCGTGATTATCTTCAAAGTATTTGTTAAGAACTTCAATACGTTCTTCTTCATGAGCAATAATATCAAGTTGTTCCTGAATTGCACCAAGAATATCAGGATGCTCACCAATACCTACAGGATTATGCAGATATACTTCTACATTAACCCTTGCTTTGGCAATGTTACCCACTGCCTCAGAACGCAGTGCGTCTAAAGTTTGTTTACGAAGATTACAAGACATTATTTTTTGGGAGTAAGTTTATATGCACCAAAGATGGCACCACCAAGAAAAGCAATCATTAAGATTTCCATTAATAAAGTTCCTCTTCTTTTTCAGTTTCGACTACACAATCGCTGGTGGGATAAGATACACACAGCAATGCAAACTTTGCTTCAATCTGGTCATCATCCAAGAACGATTGATCGCTTTGGTCTACAGTACCACTGACAATTTTACCGGCACAGGAAGAACATGCACCTGCACGGCATGAATAAGGAAGGTCAATACCTTGCTCTTCAACAGCATCTAGAATATAAGAATCATCAGGGCAATCAATAACACTTTCAGTCCCGTCAGGTGCTTTAAGTGTAATAGAATAGTTCATGTATCTTTTTGTGTATTGGGAATATTATATATGATTTAGATTGCCGTGTCAAATGTCATAGCATTTCCACACACCATTTTCTTGCACACCAACTTGACGATACTGTTCACATTCACGGGGATCAGCAACTTCAGGGTACTCAAAGATACCAGTTGCAGTATCAGTTACCGGAACTTCTTTCTTTTCAACATTATCATCAAGATTTTCTTTCAAAAATCCCCAAGGTCCAACGGTATTTTCATCACGTTTTTTCATTGCAACACCAGCAAGAGATTCCATTATTTTGAGAATGTCTTCTGCTTTTGCACCTTCACCAAGTTCTCCAGCAACGTAATAATATTTGGGGAAGAAATCTTCACCCGCATCAATGTATTCGTGTAGTGTAAGTGGTTTCATTTTCCTCCTGTGTCGTAACCCATTTTGTCGTCGTGTTCTTTCAATTTACGCATACGAATTGTTTCATGTAAGCGTTTAATTGCTTCTTCAGTTTCTGCTGTTTTCTCATAGGACCATTCGTCCTTTGATTTTTTCTTTTTACTCATAGTTTACCATCTACAAAAGCACTACCAACGACTCTTGTATATAGTTCAAGAGTTCCATCCTGCTCACATTTTAGGTGCCAACGTGTCATTTCAACGACACCATCTTTTGTGCCGCCAGTAAGCATAGCACGACCTTCTTTTGTCATGGTAGAGAACAATCCATAACGTGTTTTCCAAACGTAGAATACATCATCAATGAGTTCTGCACCATCAGGCGGATTTTTGATCTCTTGTGGCATAATAGTTTGTGATTTGACGCTCTAGTTCATACTTTATAGGTGAAAGATGTGCATAAATGTAATCTTTATACGCATTCTTTTCAGTTAGTTTAGCAACGTTTTCGATTTGTGTCAAGGCAATACATAACCACTCACCTTCAGTTGTTTCATATTTTGGTGGTCTAAAATCATCCATCACTTCTTACGTTTTGCATTGCCAGAAGTGTTTCTAACGGAATCCACGCTGGATTTTCTTTTGCGAACTGTACTTGTACTTCTGTCACTACCTTTTCCAGTTGACGATTGTACGTTTCTCTTGTGTTTTTGACTGGACTTAAGGGATTTACCGTCACGATTTAATACCTGATAATCTTTTGGTTTCAGTTTATATCTATCCAGGTACTTTTGCAAGTGTTCTTCACACTGAAAATGACACACTGTGAGCGCAATACCTTTTACATTATGGCAATCTTTATTTACCTCCAATCTCCACGGAAATGTTTCATATGGAAACTTGATATGAAAATCAGAATCAAGAATACTAGATCGAATCATTTTGATACTGTTGAATAAGTTTGTTCACCTGTTTACTATCAGTTCCACACGGAGCATTTCTAAGACAAATAAGAATGCACTCTGTATCACTAATAGAAGGTTTAATCGTAAACCCCCACTTATCAACTTCACCTTCTATAGGTGCTTCTGGACTATCAATCATAGTGTTCTTTCTAATCTATTTGTTGCTTGGTCTGGGAAGTCTCTTGGTCTACTATCAGTAGCATTATCAGTTCTAGGTGAACCTTCATTTGCCTTCATAGTATGTTGATAGTTAGGTCGTGGATATCTGATGCAAAATGGATCAGGTAACCAATATGTTACCTGCCATTCTTGGTCTGGACATAACTCAAGATGTTTCTCTACACTATGAGAGAAACTGCCAAGTTGAATATATCCATCGTGACTGATACATCTACCATTACCAGCATCGACCAAGAACATCATCTTACTACTCAATCTTGTTGTCTCCAATCATTTATCAGGGCGTCCTCCAATCTTATCCCACATTTCTTGTACCATATCTATTTGAGGTGGTGGATCAAAATGTACTGATGGTCTTGATTGCCATTCATCAATTGCTTCCTGTGTAGGTATAGCAATTCTAAAAGGAATATCATCCTCCTCAAATTCCTTATTCATATCGATATAAGTTTGGGGAGTAAGTTTCATTTCCACCTCTTAGATTTAAGATACTCAAGAACATCAGCACGAACATCCATAAGTTCATGATAACAACGTTGATTGTGAGCACATTGACGAAGTGCTGGATCTGGTTTGATTACAGACTCAATGAAGATGTCGAGACCACGATTCCATTTGTCTCTCTTACTTTCATTGTCGTCAATGTTATTCTGGTCCTTCATTTAATAACCTCCCAATGGTCATCGGATGATTCGTTCATCCAAAAGAAGTATTTACCACTGATAGAAGCAAGGAAAACTTTACTACCATCACGTTTTTCTACACGGCAAGAGTGTAGCAAATCCATCTGATTAGCAAACCGATTCTTTGCTTTCGATGTTTTTGGACGTACACAGAGAAACTCAGTCTTCATAGTATTCATAGTTTGATTAACCTCCACAAAGGTATTCTACAGGGTTTTTAGAGTTTGTCAAGAAGTACAGAAGTTACACGAACTCCCCAATTCATCATCCAGAAGAACGATGCAATGAAGATTAGTTTATGTGTGGCAGTCATACCCCCTGTGTCTTGTATGCACCTACTATAAACCCCTCCAGGGGTCTCCTAGAGGGTCTGTGGACAGTTTACGGAGTGTCTTGAAATTAAGGGGTGAGGTATCTAATAATAATAATACCAGATCCACCATTTGTTCCTGCTTGTGGACCATTTTGCCCACCAGCACCACCACCACCAGTTCCATCATCTCCAGCAGTGTTAGCTCCAATTGGACTACCGTTAGTGGCATTACCACCACCACCAGTTCCACCAGGAACACTAGTGTTGCCACCACCATCAGACCATCCTGCACCAGCACCACCACCTGAAAATGCTCCACTCTCTCCAAGAGCAGTGGGAATCCAATTTAATGCACCAATTCCCGGAGTAACAAGACCATTACCACCTCTAGCATCATTTGGACCCAAACTGCTGTCAGAAGGTCCACCAGGTTGTCCTGCTTCACCAGCACCACCTCCACCACCACCAGTGTATGGATTACCACCAGGATTTACACCACCTCCGCCTGGATAACCATATGTGGTTCCTCCAGCAGGAACAACATTTCCAGTAACAGCACCACCACTTCCATTTGATGATCCAGGAGTTGATCCTCCACCACCTCCACAACCACCAGCAACACCATCAGTAGCATTATTTCTACCAGCACCACCACCTTTTCCTACGAATGGGAAAGGTCCAACACCACCAGGATCAAATGTGGAGTCACCTCCGTTAGTTGCATTTCCTCCACCGGTGTTATTTGTTCCACCTGTGCCACCATCTCCAACAGCAACAGCATAATCTCCCCTAGTTATTGTAAGTCCAGATTTATAGGCGATACCTCCACCGCCTCCACCGCCACCACCATAACCACCGTTAGGTGATCCAGAAGCACCACCGCCACCGCCACCTACAACAAAGACATCACACGAAGCAGATCCACCTGAAACTTCAAAATCATCGGAGTTAGGGAATGAAAATGTATGTAATGTATATGAACCAGCAGTTGTTTTTGTTCCACCAGATGCAGAAAAAACTCCAGGATCAGAAGATCCACCACCACCACCAAAACCAAAACCACCAATACCTCTAGAAATCCCAGTAAAGACTGGTTTTTCTTTTACAAAAAAATCTTTAATTGACATATTAGTTACCTCCTATCACTGTCCAATTCCGCCGACTCTAAAGTCGCCGTTCTTAGTTGCAATCGTGGTGTAATTATTGGCGTTAGTATTGGTTGAACCGTTATAATGAATGCCAAAAGTAACAATATCTAAATCTTTTGCCGTGCTAGAAAGAACCACAGTTGTTGCAGATCCGACTCTTGCATCTGTAGAGAATCCAGTAACTCCTCTTGGAGTTAGTTGAATATGTGTTCCAATTCCACCAGGGAATCCACCAGGAACACCTGCTACCATTGTGTTACCAATTCCACCTGTAGGTGTGGACGAATTCTGTGTAAGAAGGAGCGTGACAGTGTGGAATGAATTCTTAACTGCTGGGAAGTTCTTGATAGAAACAATACCAACGTTTCCATTTGCAAGACTATGAGTAAAGACTGTACCATTTAGGCAGTCAAGTTCTACGGTAACACTTTTGTTAGTAAGGTAGTGTGTTGTAGAACCTGTGCTGACAGTTTCTTGTGCATTAGAGAGGTCAAGTCCACCTGTGAATGTAACAGCAGTTCCGCTTCTTGCTGTAATGATTCCAGTAACTTCTATACCTGCTCTCGCAGTGACAAGACCTACAGAATCAACGTTAGTTACATCTTCATAGTTCAATACACCACTAAAAGTAGCACCAACACCAACGATATTTCTCACGTTTATGTCTGGAGTACCAGTTAATCCAGTTGCATCACCCGCAAAACCAGCGGTAGCAGTAACCATTCCAGAAATGTTGATGCCACCCGCACCAGTGATACCATAACCTACAGGAACTTCGGCACCATAAGTCAGTTCGGGTGCTCCACTGCCTGCTCTATTAGTTAATTTATTAGCTCTGACTCTTGACATGTTTCTAGAATCTTTTTATTTATTTAGTACAAGATTAAGTTACTATATTCAGCACACCACCCATATTTGCATGTGCAGTGCATTGATAGTAAAGCGTATTAGGACATACAAAAGGAACTTCAAAGATTAATACGCCATTTGATACATCATTATTAGTAACTCCAACGTTCCATTGTGTGCCAGCAGAACCATTTGAGGTACTCTGAATACGGAATGGATGTGCGCTCATCTTATTCTCAAACATATAAGTTTGACCTCTCATCAGATATAATGTTGGGTCATTAATGGTAGAGTGACCTAAACCTGGTCCAGTAAAAGTATAATGGTTAGAACCATCTGCACCTAATACCCAACGTCCAGCAGCAGAATAGGAACTATCGCCATAGTAAGTTACAATGCCAGAGTTAACATGAGTTGATGCAGTAACAATACCCGCAAGATTTACGCCAGTGCTAGTTGCACTGACTTTTGCTAATGATTGATAATAAAGGATACCCGCACCATTGCTGTCTGCTGCGACTGCTAAGTTACCTGTTCCTTGCCATAGTGCTGCTCCACTTCGACCCTGAAGGTTAATACCTCCTCCACCACCAGAACCATCGGTGTTTCTGAAATAAGTTGTATTAGAACCACCAAAAATCTTTAACTTCTCTGTTCCAATGTCGAGATGAATACCTTGCGTAGTTCCATTATCTCCTGCAAATGTAGCAATACCAGTTGTTACTACCAGACTAGATGCCGTCATGACACCAACGGTAGTAACACCAGTGACATTTAAGGTGGTAGTGCTTACATCAGCAGTGCTACCTGCACTTACAGTTACAGTGGCGAATCCAGCATTTGCCGCTGATATACTAATACCACTACCAAAATTAATTGTTTGTGCTGTACCAACAGAGGTTCCACTATTACTTACACCGATACCTGCACCAACTCCACTGAGATTGGTCAGTCCAGAACCATCACCAGTGAAAGTTCCATTGATGTTGATATTTCCATTTCCGTTAATAGTCTTGCTATTAAGATCTAAGTTGCCACCTAACTGCGGAGTTGTGTCTTCTACAACTGCTGATATACCTGAAGAAGATCCTCCTCCTCCTGAATTGGCACCAAAAAGCATGGCACCTTCTTCAAGACCTAAGATATCAGGAACAAAATCATCTCCATCTGCAACAATTAAATCAACAGTATCATCAAGACTTATCTCTTGATACTGAGTGTATGCAACATTAGACGTTGATGGTGGATCAACTACAACTGTAGATCCAATACCAAGAGTAGTATTTGTAAAATAAATTACTGAGTTAGCTTCAGTATCAACGTCGGAAAGTGCAGTTCCCAATCCTGCACTCGCAACTCCTTCAAGGTTAGATCCATCTCCAAAGAAAGATGTTGCGCTGACAACACCTACAACTTGTAGTTTTTCATTTGGTTGTGTTGTTCCAATACCAACTCGATCATTAGCACCATCAACAGTAAAAATATTAGTATCTGCTAAATTAGCAAGTGTTACTGCTCTAGTCATTATGCCAAGACTTTTTTTCTATTTATATCAACGTGCGTTGGCACCACCACCATACAAGTTGACTGTTGGTGCTTCTGCCCATGCTGCATAGATGAAAGTATGACCACTAGAATTAAATGAGGTGTGAGAACCTCTAATTTTTACTCCGTTTGATACAAAATCAAGAATACCATAACTTGTGTTTGTTCCTGCATCAGCTTCCTCAACACTGAGGTTTGGATATAGTTGTTTACCCATTACATTTGTAGGATTGCGAGAGGCATCCCAAAGTGTCCAATTTTCAGTT